AGAGGCTTGCTGAGGAAGAAGCAGCAGCACAAGTAGCAGCAGACTTAGAAGCCGAAAGACTAGCTAGAGAAGAAGAGGAGAGGCGCTTAGCAGAACAAGAGGCTGCTAGAGTCGCCGCTGAAGAAGAAGCCGCTAGGTTAGCAGAAGAAGAAGCAGAGAGACAAAGGCTTGCAGAAGAAGAGGCTGAACGTCAACGTATAGCAGCAGAAGAAGCCGCAAGAAGGGCTGAAGAAGAACGTCTAGCTGCTGAAGAAGCAGCAAGAATTGCTGAGGAGCAACGACTAGCCGCTGAGGAAGCAGCAAGGGCAGCTGCAGAAGAAGCAGAGAGACAAAGACTTGCAGAAGAAGAAGCTGAACGTCAACGTATAGCAGCTGAGGAAGCTGAAGCTGCGAGAATAGCTGCTGAAGAAGAAGCTGCTAGATTAGCTGAAGAGCAACGATTGGCTGCTGAGGAAGCAGAACGTATTGCTGCGGAAGAAGCTGAGAGACAACGGTTAGCTGAAGAAGAAGCAGAGCGTCAACGCATTGCAGCTGAAGAAGCTGAAGCAGCGCGTATAGCTGCCGAAGAAGAAGCTGCTAGATTAGCTGAAGAGCAGAGGCTTGCTGAAGAACAGGCAGCTGCAGAAGAAGCAGCTAGGTTAGCGGAAGAACAGCGGTTAGCTGAGGAAGAAGCAGAGCGTCAACGTATAGCAGCAGAAGAAGCTGAAGCAGCACGCATAGCTGCCGAAGAAGAAGCTGCGCGTATAGCCGAAGAAGAACGTCTAGCAGCAGAAGAAGCGGCTAGGTTGGCTGAAGAACAGAGGCTCGCAGAAGAAGAAGCTGAGAGACAGAGACAGGCAGCAGAAGAAGCTGAGCGTCAACGTATAGCAGCAGAAGAAGAAGCTGCTCGTATAGCCGAAGAAGAACGCTTGGCTGCTGAAGAGGCAGCACGTATAGCTGCCGAAGAAGCTGAAGCTGCAAGAATAGCTGCCGAAGAAGCTGAAGCGGCACGTATAGCTGCTGAAGAAGAAGCCGCTAGATTAGCCGAAGAGCAGCGTCTAGCTGAAGAAGCTGAAGCGCAAAGACAAGCAGAAGCTGAGGCTGCTAGAGCAGCTGCTGAAGAAGAAGCAAGGCGTCTAGCTGAGGAACAAGCTGCAGAAGAAGCACGTAGAGCAGAAGAAGCAAGACTGGCTGAAGAAGCTAGGCTAGCTGAAGAAGCTAGGTTAGCTGAAGAAGCAAGATTAGCTGAAGAGGCTAGACTGGCCGAAGAAGCCAGAGCAGCTGAGGAAGCCAGAGCAGCAGAGGAAGCAGCTAGAGAGTTAGCAGAAGGTGATGAAGACTTAAGAGACGGAGACACTGATTTTGACGAAATAATTCCTTTTGAAGACGACGATGTGTTTATTCTTGACGTACTGCAAGAAGCTGACTTTAACGCAGGTAACGACGTAGTTCTTGCTGACGGTACTGTTATCAACAACAGAACACACGAGATGACAGGAACTCCCGGTTACGGCGGCGGTATCTTAGTAACCGAAAGACCGACACCTGATGAGTCAGGGGGTGGCGGCGCAGGCGGTGGCGGTGGTGCTGCAGACACAACAGCCCCTACAACTACTGAAACAACTACGACTGACACAGGAGAAGGTGACACAATATATGCTGATGAGCCTTCTACTGGACTTGAGGTAGGCGACGGTACTGATGTATTGATAGAGCAGCTTGAAGAAGCTATCGAAGCTGAAACAGATGATGCAACACGAGAAGATTTAGAAGAAGTTTTAGAAGACTTAAAAGAAACACAAGCTGAGGAACCAGAAGAAACAGTAGAACAGCCAGAGCCTGACGTGTTTGACCCAGCAGAAACTGTTACTGAAACAACAGAAACAGAAGAAGCAGGCGCTGATGAAGATGACGAAGACGGTCTTATATTTATACCTAGTTTTCCCGAAGAAGAGGAAGAAACGCCAGACGACGTTGTTACAACCGAAGTCGAAACAACTGCACCTGATGTTGTTGATACGGTAGACTTAGAAACTCAAGTTCCTACAGACACAATAGATCCTACAGACTCAACAGTAGATACTGACGAGGCAGGAGAACTTCCGGGTGACGGAGTTACGGGAGAAGCTCCTGAAGGCGAAGGTGTAGATGAAGGCGTAGGCGAGGGTGAAGCAGGTGAAGGCGAAGCAGGCACTGGTGAAGCTGGGGCAGGCGAGACTGGTACTGGCGAGGAAGGAGTAGGCGAAGACGGAACTGGAGAAGGCGAAGGTGGCGACGGAACTGGAGAAGGCGAAGGTGACGAAGACGCCCCAGCGGTAAAACCCAGAGGTATGATGACTGCTAGTAGATTTCAACCGTTTGCTGGTGGTGGTATTCAAGGTCCACTTCCGGGCTTTGTGGCAGTAGAGTATCAGCCTAAAGACTACATGATAGAACTAGACCGCATTATTGGCGAAAGTTTGTTTGGAGATATGATTTCATGACTTATCTTAATTTAGTCAACAACGTACTCAGGAGGCTTCGTGAAAAAGAAGTTTCTTCTGTACAAACCACAGATTACAGTAAGCTCATTGGTGACATCGTTAATGATGCCAAAGATCTTGTGGAGAACTCATGGGACTGGTCTGCACTGAGGACTACGCTTACGATCACTACAACTGCTGACGTGTTCAACTACGCACTCACTGGTAGCCAAAATAGCATCAAGGAGTTGAACGTACTGAATGACACGTCTAACCTAATCATGCACTACCAGACAAACAATTGGTTTGACGAGGCGTACTTAATTTCTGAGCCACGTACAGGCGCACCTCAGTACTACACGTACAACGGCGTCAACACATCAGGAGATACACTGGTTGACTTGTACCCTAAGCCTGACGGTGTGTACTCACTGCGTTTCAACTGCGCCCTGCGTAACCCCGACTTGAGTGCTGATGATGACAAGCTGAAGATACCTTCGATGCCTGTAGTGCACTACGCAGTGGCACTGGCAGCGCGTGAGCGTGGTGAAACTGGTGGGACTTCGACTGCAGAGTACTTCCAGATGGCCAACAAGTACCTGTCCGATGCGATTGCACAGGACGCAGGTAGACACCCTGAAGAAACTATATTTTACACTCCGTAAGGCAGTAGTATGGCACAGGAACTCAAAAGCATAAATCTTGTCGCTCCGGGCTTCAAAGGTATTAACACCGAAGACGCACCGCTGGCACAAGATCCGTCCTTTGCAGAAGTAGCGGACAACGCTGTGATCGATAAGCGTGGACGTGTTGCTGCTCGAAAAGGGCTCAATGTTGTTACCACAACTAAAACAGAGTTAGGCTCTGCTAAAATACGTGCGATCAAGGAGTACAGAGACGACGCAGGTAACACTAAGATCTTCTCCACAGGTAACAACAAGATTCTCAGTGGTGAGACAACGCTTGCCAACGAAACTCCCGGCAGTTACACGATTAGTGCTGACGAGTGGAAGATGGTCAACTTCAATGACAACATCTACTTCTTCCAACGCGCACATGAGCCGCTTGTGTACAACAACACGAGTGGGTCAGTAGTCAGGCTTAGTACAGTCACGGGCGCTGCTGGCGTTACTTCTGCTAAGTATGGCAACGAAGTGTTAGCAGCGTATGGACGCTTGTGGACAGCTGATTTTACTCAGGACAAGTCCACGGTGTACTGGTCTGACCTGTTGATTGGTCATGACTGGTCAGGAGGAACGTCAGGGTCCATCAACATCTCTAAGGTCTGGCCAGATGGTCATGACGAGATTGTAGCTCTGGCTGCACACAACAACCTCCTGATCATCTTTGGCAAGCGTAGCATAGTAGTCTATGGTGGTGCTGATGCACCCGCTACGATGGCTCTACAGGACACTGTGGCTGGTGTAGGCTGCGTAGGTAGGGACACTGTGCAGTACACAGGTACTGACGTTTTGTTTCTGTCCCAGACTGGACTCAGGAGTTTTGGCAGGACGATACAAGAGAAGTCAATGCCCATCACCAGCTTGTCCTCTACGATTACAAAGGACATCATTCAGCTGATCAACGAAGCTAATGAAATATACAAGTCGGTGTACTTCCCAGAGGAGAACTTTTACTTAATCACCTTTAGCAATCAGGACATGACGTACTGCTTCGACACAAAAGGTACACTAGAGAATGGAGCGTACAGAGTCACACGCTGGCCGGGAACTGGGTTTACTGCGTATGAACGTAAGGACGACGGAACGCTGCTTATAGGTGGCGCACATGGCTTAGGTAATTACTCAGGCTATCAGGACAACGGTAGCTCGTACCCATTTAAGTACTTTAGTCCAGAGCTGTCTTTTGGTGATCCGTCAAAGCTGAAGTTCCTCAAGAAGATCAGACCAACGATTGTAGGTGGTAGTGGTCTTGACATATTGTTTAAGTGGGACTATGACTTCGGTTCTGCTTACAACGCAGCATTTATTACACTCAGTAGCCAAGCCACAGCTGAGTTTGGTGTAGACGAGTTTAACATAGGTCAGTTTTCAAGTGGTATTCTAACGTCAAAACAAGCGATAAACGCTAATGGCAGCGGAGGTACTTTGAGTATTGGCTTGGAAGCAGCTATCAACGGTGGTGAACTATCTTTACAGGAGATAAACGTACTTGCATTAGTAGGTAAAACAATATGAGCAACTACACTAAACTTACAGATTTTGCTTCAAAGGACACTCTGTCTTCTGGAGACGCAAACAAAATTATCAAAGGAACTGAGTTTGAAACTGAGTTTGACAACATTGCAACAGCGATTGCAACCAAAGCAGATCTAGCAAGCCCAACATTTACTGGGACTGTGACGATACCTGCGTTGACTTTTAGCGGTACGTTGTCAACAGGAACGATAAG